GGCCGGACGTCATTCATGGTGTGCAGCCTAACCATGGTGAGAGCCTCACAGCGTCATCCTTCATTCTGTTAATGCTGGCCAGTGCAGTGTTTATTGGTGCCTTCTTTGCGTGGGTTGTCTCTGAGCCTCAAGTGCAGGCCTTCACGTTCGACGAAAATCAGCAGCTGCTGACCCTCACCATAACCCGTCGTTGTCGAAGCCCCATTGAAGTACGCGTACCGTTTAGCGAAATCATCTCCATCCGCCCTTATGTAATGACATCGTCTGCTCATGATGGACATTTTGGCGTCGTGTATCGCGGAGCGAAGGGCAAGGTTTTTGAGCATCGTCTAGGGGACGGTACTTCTCTCGAAAATATTGAGTTTCATTGTGCGTGGTTGCGTGGAATGTTAGGAGAGCGGATGTGCGAGCTGCTAGATCTCGACAAATGAAAGCAGCCTAAAGTCAGTCTGAGCTACCGCACTATTGGTCGGCCCCGTCAGGTATTCATTAGTCATACGACATTCCTTGCCGGGCCAGGCCCAGGCGGTGGGTGCTACGATGGCGCCTCACTCAAACGAGCAAGCCCATGACAAAGCACGATATTTATGATGAGCACGAAGGCTTTCAGCTCTGGAACTACATGGAGTGCGAGAAGGACGAGGAGGGCCGGGAGACCTGGCGGATCAACGTCGAAGTGAAGCGGGGCGGCGAAGTGGAGGTGCCGGTTGTTGCGGGTGACCGAACCTACGTTGATCGTGGCCTGGCGCAGGCTGCCGGTCGAGAGCTGGGTGCAAAGCTGGTCGCCGGCAGGGCTTAAGCCGTCTCCGACAGCCACTCAGCTACGCGACACGGGTCGATTGCCCCCGCCATCTGCTGCGGGCCGGTGCTGTTGCTGTTGGTGAGTGACGTCAATATGCTCTCATCCTCAAACAAGGAGGTGAGCAGTGAGTAAATATGCACCCTTAGCAGACTATTTGAGGGTCCAGTCCCTCGACTCCGTCAAACTAGGCTTCGTCCAGATCGATGCGCTAGTCAACGGCCTGCCGCCCAGCGCACGGAACCATGACGCTTGGTGGGCGAACTCGCGTACAGAAGATAGCCACACTTGGGCTCACCTATGGATCGCTGCTGGTTGGGAATGTCAGTCAATTGATAGGGCAAATGAAACTGCTGTTTTTCAACGAGCTTCAGCTAGCTCATCAAAACCAATGCAGCGCTTCTGGTGGGTTAACCACAAACAGACCTTCAAATCTGAGTTTGAAGGTGGCTATATCTGGTCACCCAAAGCCAACAAGAATGGTGCCCGCAACAGAACATACGATAATTTAACCGAGGTGAAACCTGGCGACGTTGTTGTCTCCTACGCTGATGGGCAGATCAAAGCTGTGGGTGTTGCCAGGCAGCACTACTCAGAGGCTGTGAAGCCTGAAGCGTTTGGTTTGGCGGGGGCCAACTGGGCTAATAGCGGATGGCTGGTGCCGGTCGAGTGGACGGCATTATCGATTCCGCTTTCTCCAAAGGCTTATATTGATCGTATCCAGCCACTCCTGCCGAAGAAGAGCTCACCCTTACAAGCCAACGGTAATGGAAACCAGGGCTGCTATCTCGCGGCGATTTCGTCAGAGTTAGGAGAGCTGGTTCTCGACATAGTCGGCGGGAGCAGCCCAGATGCACTTCGGAACATTCGTGATCTGAAACTATTAATCGAGGCGGATGCAGCAGAAATCAAAATTCAGAACTCTGCAGATATTCCAGAGACAGAAAAGGAACAATTGATTCGGTCTCGCCGAGGGCAGGGCATTTTTCGACAGCGGGCTTTAGCGATCGAGTCTCAGTGCCGCCTGACGGGTGTTAACGACCAGAGCTTTCTGATTGCCAGTCACATCAAGCCGTGGAAAGACTGCGCGAATGACGAGCGACTGGATGGTAACAACGGGCTAATGCTGGCTCCTCACATTGACAAGCTATTTGATCGCGGATGGATTTCATTCAGCGACAATGGTGACCTTCTGACGGCATCTGGAGCTGAGCAAGTTATGGAAGCTTGGAGCGTTGATCCGAACAAGAATGTTGGCAAATTCCATCCTGAGCAGTGCCGTTATCTTGATCACCATAGAAGCATGGTCTTTAAGGGCACCAGGCTTTGACATTCCAGTCTCTTAGGAGATGGCCAGCGCCGAGTCCGTATTGGGTTTTGAAATCGAAGGGGTGTTTCTTCTGTTGTGCGGACATAGGGGATCCTCGCCGTATATATTGCGGGTTCATTGATTGGGGGGGAACACGGATGTGGCAGCTACCGAATTACGTGCAGTACCGGCTGGAATTGCTTAAACAGAGCAAATCGCAGAAGGCCCTCGATAAAAAGAGGCCAGCCGAATCTCTGGAATCGCACGAGAGCGGCGAGCAGCAGTATTACGACATGCAGGATGAAGAGCTGTACGAGTGGAAGCGCCTGATCCAGACGCGCTACTACAGAAATAAGGCAGACAAGCTGGCTGTGCCAATGCCTGGTGTTGATGAAGACGGCATATATGAAACAGTTGATTGGGATAAAAATACCAAGCAGCCCCGGTATCTAACCGACAAAGGGTTGAAGGTGGTTCGATCCGCGATACGAGAAGAGGAAAAGCATCGACGGGAAGCTTTTGGCTACTGGTTTGGTATTGCGGTGGGGTTGATAGGCGCAATGACCGGTTTGGTCGCAGCGTTCAAGTAGTCATCCACCGCAGTAGCCCGAGTCGCACTGGGCTGGGAACATCTCCATCTGATCGCGCTGTCTGGGCGCCGCCGCCCATTGCACGACAGCCCTTATTCCGACAGCGCCTTTCCGTCGAGCAGTGCGAAACATCACGCGGGGCTTTCCCTTCTTGGTGAAGCCCAGGTCTTTCTCGGTAATGTCGATCAGTTGTATCCGGTCCTCGGAAAGCAACCGAATGTCATCGATATTTGCATTGATGCACGGGTAGCATTCGAGCGACCGGTGAGGTAGCACGTCGAAGCCCGCACGATGGAGCAGGGCGTCACGCATGGCATCGTCGTGCCGGACAAGGGGCTGCCACAGGTCCCGCCGGCCATGCCGCTCTGATTCCATAACGTGCTCCTCGGCGTCCGAACGGTGCCTGCTTTCGCTGCGCCGCACGCCTGTCATGGCTGTTGCCTCTTTGTCTGGGTCGTTGGAGTCGAGCCACTCCAATGCTGGAATCACTTTTAGCTCCGCGGTGCAGAATTGGCCCTGTCCGCCAGCGCCCGGCCAGCCGCGTTTACGCTTGACCAGTTCGAGCATCCCCTCCGATTTTGTGCGGGCGGTGGTGAATCCGTAGCCCTGGGCCAGCGCCTCTCCCTTGGCTACACGGTTGGCCCACCAGCTTGCGGACCAGCCGGTGTCAGAGTAGAGGCACACGACATCCTTCAGGCCGCGCTCATGCGCCCACTGGATCAGGGCGATGGAGTCATTTCCGTAACTGCAGAACAAGACGTGCATAGCGGTTCCTCGCCGGCTGGCGTGATTCGTTGAAGTGGGGTATTTGTGTTCGGCCCGGCATGGAGCCGGAGGAGAAGCGAGATGAGTGAAAAGTCGATCTATACCGAGGTGCAAAAAGTGGCACAGGTTTACAGCGGTACAGGGGAAGCCTGCTCAGAGTGTCGCGCTAGGCTCGATGCAACTGTTGATTTTGGTGGCGCGGTTAACCATTACCTTGATCACGGCTACACGCTCCTGCATGTTGGTCAACAAACATCGCGTGCTGATGAAGGCCTGTGGCAGGAAACGGTCGCGATACTCGGTCGAATTTAAGAACTCTCTCCCTGATCCACGGCGCATGCCGGAGCTGGCGCTGTGGTAACGGATGACCGGGGCGGTGATGGTCATATTGAATTGCAGGTTCGAGCCTGTCTCGCCGGCTGGCGTGATTCGTTGATATGGGGTATTACAAGCTTTCGATATCAGCGCTTAGGGATATGCAACTTTGGATGGACTAGTTAAGGACGTTATACCGCTGCTTCAGTACCTGATCCCCGGTTTTTTGACTGCGTGGATTTTCTACTCGCTCACCGCATTTAAGAGGCCTGATACGTTCGGGCAGATTGTACAGGCGCTCATCTTCACTTTCGTTATCCATGGGGCCGTGTTAGGCGTGAAAGCCTGCCTACTTTGGATAGGCTCCAAAGGGTTCAGCGTTGGGTTGTGGGACCTTAAAACTGAGGCATCTTGGTCGTTTGTGATCTCGGTTTTACTTGGTTTTTTATCGTGCTACTGGGCTACAAACGACAAGCTTCACGAATGGTTACGCATTAGGGATATTACGAAAAAAACCTCTTATCCGAGCGAGTGGTACAGCGCATTTGCGCGCCATGATCGGGAGGTGGTTCTGCATTTAAATGATGAGCGGAGGCTGTTTGGATGGCCATCAGAGTGGCCATCAGATCCTTCCAGCGGCCAATTCGTCATGCAAAACCCAAGTTGGCTGGAAGACGACGGCACGCCTCGTGCTTTTGGCGCGGAATTCGTTGTAATAGATTCATCGAAGGTACAATGGGTCGAGTTCAATCATGAGGTCCCGGAGTAAATTATGACTAGCAAAGCCCCGCAACCCATGCCGCCAGGTGTTGCACGCAGAATAGCGCAGGACGAGAAAAGCAAGTCGCCCCCTCCTCAGGCAAGCCAAAAGGCGCCTTCAGCGCCTCCACCTCCTAAGCGCTGACGATATTCGGATATTCGACTTCATCGCAGTGCTCTGGCGGGTCGTCGGCGAGTGACTTAAGGCCCGCGGCCCGGATAATCTGCGACACCTTTTCAGTAACAACAAAAGGTGTCGTGACACATTTGAGCATCTGCGCTGCTGTTTCGAAGTCAGCGGCGATCACGTTGCGCAGCAGTGTCTGGTGCACTTCCTGCTGGTTGTTAAAGCCGTGCTGCTTCATCAGGCGCTTGAGGTCGTTCTTGAAGATACCGGCCACCTCAATCGTAAATTTCTCTACGCCCAATGCAGCGTCCTTCGCTGCTGCCTTCTCGCGCTTTCGGCGCTGTTTGAGCGCCTCCGCTGTCGGCTCCTGCTGTTCCTCGGCCATGGCCAACCTCTTCAATTCCACTCGCGGTAAGCGCTGGCCATAGCTGCCGCCGGCGCTGGCTCACTCTGTTGTTGTTCCGCCTAAAGCCTGGTCACCGATGGTGATGCCGTTCTCGATGGCGATCATCTGCACGCGCTTCACCCTGATCGACATTGCTGTGCCGATCTGGGTGGCGGTGAGGCCGTTCTCGGCATGCTTACGGACCTCTGGGGCCAGGCGCTTACGTTCGGCGCGCAGGCGGTCCTGGTGGCTTGTCGGGCCGTAGCCATTGATCTCGCCGCTCACGCCCTGGGCAATCTGCTGGGCGCTTCTGCCACTCCTGAAGAAGGCGTCCATCTGGCGGCCCAGTTCCGCGACTATGGCGTCGCGCGGGTTGGGCGTGGGTGCACCAATCATCGGGCACCCCCGGCCAGGAGGGGCGCCTTCGCTTCAAACTGGCTGGCCATTTCCGCCGCGGCTTTGTAGATCCAGCGGAATGCCTTCGTCTTCCCGGTGACCAGATCAACGATGTGGTAGGCATTGCCCGCTGTCCGCACCTGGAAGCGCACTTGCTTGTCCGGGATCACCAGGTTGACGCGGCGGGCAAACTCTTCGCGGGCCATCTGGCTGCAAACCATCAGGGCGCCGAGGACTTCCCGGCGCTGTTTCAGTGGGTGCATGGCTGATCCCTCTGTGTTGGGTTGCGTTTATTGGTCAGCACTCAGGCATTGCACGGGATGTCACTAGTCGCGCAATGCCTGAGTGCTGACGAATAAACGTAGGTATAAAAATGCCCAGTCGAAACTGGGCTGTGTTGCACTATCAAAACACCACTGTATGTAAGAGCCATGGCTGTATGGGCGCGCTCACAACAGGTGTAACCATGCTGAAGACACAAAAAACGATAATAGAGGTGGTTATGTTCGCCTTTCAATTCTGGGAGACGAATCCTTCGTCGCAGGATTTACTGCGACGAGGGGAAGTGTCCCGATAAAGGAGGTAACTCAACACTATTTTCCGTTGGAATATTAAAGTATGGGTTTCTATGTGGAGGGTTTGATTAATAACCTTTTTTTCACTTGCTCCTTATTCGGCAAATATGTTTAGTCGTACTGGTAGATTGTAATCTTTAAAGTTGGATGATTTGATGTATAGCGGTAAAATCCCTTTGTACTTGTTTTTAAGTAGGTGTTTGTTGTCTTCAGGCATGATTTTTAATGAGAGTTCAAATTTTCCAGGAGATAAATCTTTCATGTCTGCCGAACTATTCATTGTAAAGCGATAACCTAAAATGATCTTGCTAGCTCTCATATAAATGATACTGGTTTGATCGTTCATGTCAGAAACAGGAATTTTTACATGGCTATAGCCGTAGTTGAACCACTCAAGATCAGTGGGGCCTTCGCTGTCGTAATAAGTGACAATTCCTGCGTTTTTTATGTCGCTAAACTTATAATCAAAACTTATCCTTACCTCGCTATCACCATCTAAACTGAAGAAAAGGTTATGGTTGATATAGTTTGATGATACAGGGAATGGGTTTTTCTGATTGATGGGTGACAGTACGAGATTATCAATGCGAGTGAGTAATTGTTCTGTGTTTGGCCTTTTTCCAATTAGGTCATCAACGCCTTCAGTATAGCTGGATTCACTCAGTAATTCCTTCATACTGTTTGCTGTGAGAATGACTCCGTGTTTTTTGGCATAACTTTGCAGCAAAGCTAGCGCTCCGGAACATAAGGGCGTTGCGCTTGATGTTCCGCTATAGGTCTTAGTGTAGTCTCGATCATGGCCTGGTAGATCTTGCAGTGAGCTGTAACCTGTAGTGATTACATTTTCTCCCCAAGAGTTAATGAGTGATGAATAATGACCATAGTTTGAAAACGAAAGTTTACGCCCAGTAGATGAACTGCAAGCTCCTACAAGCATAGCCCCGGAATCACCGTAGTCAGGACAAATCGAGGTATCACTCAAGTCGGCCCCCGAATTACCTGCTGCTATTATTACGATGGCCCCCTTTTCAGTGAGGTTTCGAATAGTATCCCACCAGCTTTTTATTCCAATTGCTGGTATAAAAACGTTGTTTGATGAAAACTGGACATTCATGCTTACAATGTCGCCAGGATTTGACTGTTCTAAAATTTTATCTTTATCGCCTGTGTCATAAAAATAAAACGATGAAGAGTGGGCTATTCCCGTCACACCAAAGCCGTTCTTAGCTGCCGCAATACATCCAGTTGAAGCTGTTCCATGGTTACAGTCATTTGTTTCATTGCGGCTATTAATTACGGTAATGTTTCCGCCCTGAAAGTCTTCATGGTTTTTATATATGCCAAAATCAAGATGCCTGATCACTGCGGATTCACCTGAATAACCGCTTGACCAAACATTGCGAATGTTCATGCCATGTGGCTCATCCAGGTATCCTTGCAATCCGGAAAAATCAGGTGTATCAGGGCTGCCGTTAATTACTTTTTTTGACTTTTCTGTAGTGTTGAATTCTGGTGGTGGTAAGTTGTCAGTAATGGGAATGATAGAGCAGTATACTACACCATTAATATTCTCAAGTTCTCTACAGGCATTCAGTGCATCCTCCTTGCTTAAGGGCTTAGATGTTCTATAGTATTCGTGGTTGTGTATTGAATGCGTTGTCTGAAATGAGTTTAAATTGAATTCTATTTTTTGAAAACTATTTAACTCGGGAGTGTTGTCTAAAATTCTCTTTATATCGTTGGCTGTATCTCGACTTGTCTTTATTTCGACATGATATTCATTTATGAAGTCAAGCTCAGGCTCGTCAGCACTGAATTGGGCTGCGCCAATGTCTGCTAATGATTTAAAAGAAACTCCAGGCTGAAAGTCTGTGTTAAAAAATGATAGGCTATTAGAATTTAGAGATGGTGATTCTCGATGCTTTGCAGCTACGGAATAAACTCCAGGCTTCGTTATGATAAATACATGGTGCGTATTTTTATTGCATGCAGAATCGACTAGAGTAGAGTCTAAATACAACTCTAAATCAAACGGCGTGGGCATCTCATTTATTTCGACATAGATTGATGGTGTTTCATCTAGGATTTTATATATTCTAACTTGGCTTTTCATCGTGTTTTCCTTGCTTGTTGGATTTCGTGGTTGTGATGAATTACATGGCTTCATGTAAAGTGTAATGATGCTTGTCTGGTGTTTGCAGTGAGGGTAGGTGTGTGGCGATATATTTCAAAGATCTCGGCTTACTTGACGGCAGTTTTTATATAGGTGCGCAAGTTGCGCGCTTAATATGGTTTGTGGCGTGCTTGTGGGTATAATCTCGTCTGATGAGTTAGTTAAAGTTATAATTGAGCTTTTTGTGAGGTATGGTCTAAATCTATAGGCGTGAGTTTTCGTTCCTCCTTGCGTAAGGCCCTGTGATACGCACGGTAGGCCGTAAAGACTCGTAATGGTTTGTCACCAGAAGTCATACTGCACGCCAAATTTCGACATGGGCTGTTGGAAACGGCTAAAAGAAACCGTGGGTGGAAATTTGTTTTGTGGTGGAGTATTACAAGTTACTGATTGAAGGGGAGGGGTAAGCAAGGAGAAAGTTACGGATCAAAAAAAGTAGGTGATGCGATCGACACTCTCGGCTGGTTCGTTCGTGATTTCCTCGATGCAAATGCCAAGGATGTGCGGGGAGTTGATTATGTCAGATCAGCTATCAGGCCCCTGATAGCTGCTAAAAGATTCAATACCGACGATTATGAGATTCAAGGTTTGCTACGCGTCAGCAAATCAAAGAAAGGTGCATTGCACGTTGAGCTCAATTCTCACTTTAAAAATCTGGTTCCTCACGAAAAGCAAATGAGGGACCTGGAAAAGCACCGAGCTATTCATGGCCGGACTGAAAACGAAGATCTTTTTGGGATATGTCGGACCTTTCTGCTCAACGCCGGTCTTACCGAACTTTTCAAGCTGTCGCGTTTGCGGAGGTCTTCAATCAGGCTGATGTGTTTGCTGATCATGCTGCCGCCTTGCCGAGCGTCACCCCGGCCATGCTGAAGGTTGATCCTTGGTCCGCAACCATTGCGTCGAGGGCTTCCCAGTTCACTGAAAGCAGCGTGATTGGCGCCTGACCATAAGCCACGGCTTTCACCAGGGCCTCGAAGTCTGTCACGTTGGCCTGCAGCGGTACCTGCTCCACGGTGTGGCTCGCCACTGGCTTTGTGGCCTGGGTTACGGGTGCTGCCGTTTGGACCGGTGCCGCGCGGAAAGGCTCCGGTGTCGCCACTTTCTCCACGACTGGCTCTGGCTTGATTGCGGCCAGGTGTTGGGCTTCCCGCTCTTCGGCGATGCGCTTCGCCTCGGTCTTTTCCCGCTCCGCCTTCTGGTGTTCGGAGATGCGGAATTTGATCAGCGTTACCAGGTCATCATTGGCCTTGGTCACCAGTTGCTGCACATCGTTGAACAGGAAGGCGTGATCGACGGCGAGCTCCGCCAGACTGGTCAGGTTCAAGCGAATGCCATCGGCGGCCTGACTTGCATCGATCTTCGCCCGTGCCAGTTCGGTATCAACTGCATCCTGGAGGCTGGCGATGGTGCGCTTGTTCTTCATGGCGCCGGCGAAGTCCGAAGCAACAGCTGGCAGCGTGACTTTGCCAAGGGTCTTGTTGATTGCGGCGATGTGATCTGCCAGCGCCAGTTCGGCCTTTTGCTTGATGCTGGTCTTCACCAGCAGCTCTTGAGCCTTCACCAGCTTGTCAACCTTCAGGCGAGTCTCGCGGGCATGGGCGCTGATGCGATCCAGCGATGAAAACAGTTCGTCGATGCTTTGGGTCTGCGACAGGGCCTGCTTCTTGGCTGCCGCGACGGCCTCTTCAACATCGCCGCACCACTTGACTGCCTTCTTCGCGTCGGCGAAGTCCTGGTCGGTGGAGAGCGTGGTTTTTACCGAGTCGATAACTGCCAGGGCTGAATCTTCAAACACCTTCAGGTTGCTGGCAGTGACCATGCCGGTCAGCTCGATACGTAACGCTGGCAGCTCGTCCGGCGCCTTGCCGACGACGATTGAAGGCGCGTCGGCCATCTCGAAGTTGGCCAGGTCTGCCTCGAACTGTTTCCAGCCCTCGATCAACTGGGCCGCGCGCCCGGCGACGGGCCGGTACTCCATGTGCACGAAGTTCTCCGGCGTGCCATCTGAGCAAACAAAGATGACCCGCTCAGCGCCGCTGACCAGAAGTTGCTGCTCAAGCTGCCAGTAGTAGTGCGGAGCCAGGTCGCCGGCTTTCACCTGGGCCACGACCGACTCATTCCACAGTTTGTGCTCGAACAGTGTCTCTCCGAGCATCGTGGCGCCGTCCATGGAGGCCAGCAGGTTGCCCTCGGTCGCAACGATCGGATACAGCTCTTCGCCGATCAACGCCTCAGTCAGCGGGCGGGCCAGGGCTTCAGTGGCGTGGCCTTTGTCGAAGATGAACTGCTGAGACGGCGTGACATCGGGCGTGATGCCGGTCTTCTTGGCCGCCAGCAGATCGCTCCGGGTTTGGTACTTCGAGGCTCCCATCATCGCCGGTGCCTCGGAGGCGGTGCGGTACTGGGCGCGAAGGGCAAGCCACTCGGCGGAGCCTTGAGCTACGTTGTGAATTTTCATGCTGCATCTCCGTCGAGGGCTTTGAGGTTGGTGATGGTTTCGATCTGGTCATCGCGCAATGAGTACTTGCTGATGACGTTGGAAATGATGTGTTCCGGACTAGTGCGACCGGCGTCGATCAGCGGCTGCCACTTTTCGATGTTTTCTGCCAGCAGTTCGTCGGGATAGGCAGGCTTGGCGTCCGGCTCTGGTGGTGCCTGCCGCGCCGGTGAGACGTCTTTGGCGGCTTCCTCGAATGTCTTGCCTTCCATCTCGTCTGCCGTTGGGGCGGATCCGACTTCGGGGAATGCCTTGCGCAGGGCCTGTGCCTCAGCGCACTTTGCGAGCTGAGCAAATGCTCGACGCTTCCACATGGCGTTGGGCGCCGTGGTGTCCTTGCTCGACGTCGCGTAGTTTTCGAGCCAGCGTTCATTGGCCGTGTATTCGGCAACCAGGCCGTTGCTCATCTGCCGCTTGACCGTCACGCGGCACCATTCGGGATAGGTGACTTCTACGCCGCTCAACTTCGCCGTTACTGGAGGGCCATATTCAGGCTCGCTGATTCCGGCGTATTGGCCGGTGCGCGCCGCCTGGATGCGGTACAGGCCGATACCTGGCATCACCGTGTCCTGCATCTTTTTCGTCTTCGAGTTCCAGATTGGAACGATGTGCACCGGCTTCAACATCGGGTCCAGGTGCGCGGCCTGGCAGTAGGCCAACACCATCACGACGGAGTTCTTTTCTGCGCCAGGGTAGAGGCTGCTACTCAGCACTTCGACGAGTGCGGCCTCCGACATCGCAGGCGTGTTGTCGTCCTGCTTCATGACTGCGGACATGGGGAATCCTTGCCGCGATGCTCGCAGCGATTGAAGGCTTTGGTTATTGAGCGAGGTGATCGGCGAGGGTGCTGATCAGCATTGCGAAGGTGCAGAGGGCGACGGCAGGGAAGGAGCTACGCCAGTAGAGAAGGGCCATCACGACTCTTCCAGCGACAGCAGCCTTTCACCCAGGATGATCTTAGCGTTGGCTTGCTCTTTCTTGATGCCAGTGGCCTGGGCCACCTCAGAAAGCGATAGACCTTCCCGTCGCAGCTTGGCGCAACGGATCGCCAGATGCTGGCCACGCTTATGCGCGCCGGCGCCGCTCATTGCCGTTGATCCAGTTGGGAGACCCGATAGCGCAGGACCTGCAGCACGCGCCCGCGGTAACCAGGTTCCGCGTACTGCTCAACTGGCGGCCCGAAGAAGCCACGGCGCTCGGCCAGGCTGTAGGCCTCGCGCAGATTGTGGGCGGTGATGTCTTCCAACTGCTCGTCGATGAGCGATTTGACTGGAGAAGTGGTCATGCTGTCTCCTTGCGCCGCTGACAGGCTTCCATCAGGCGCTTGCAGTAATGGTTGAATTCGTCGGTGGTGATCGCGCCGTCTGTGTAGAGTCGCGTGATCAGGCTTTGCACCAGGACGTCGATGTCTGCCTGGCTGCTTGGGTCAGCAGCACCTTCCAAAGCCTGATCAATGAGGATGTGAGGGCTCATAGATCAGCATCCACATCGTCTTCCTGCTCTTCGTGCTCAGCTGCCACCGCATCGGCGGCGTACGGCTTGAGCAACTCCATGGCGATCTTCTCGGCAGCCTCTATTGGGCGCTGATGACCGATCAGATCGGCCGCATCGCTGTGGCAATTACTCTGGCTGCCGAGGATCGCCGACAGGAACAGGCGGGCAAAGGAGTCGCGCTCGTCTAGGCCGTCGATCTGGCGCTGGTTCAGGATGCCTTGCAGGTAGGTGCAGAATTGGTCATAGGTCACCGCCTGCTGCTCGCCGTAGCGGCGCTTCCACTTGATGTCCATGCCGCACACCAGTTGCTCGGCCGAGTGCTCAAGCCACTCCTGTTCGGTGCCGGCCTCGCTCACCTCTGGAGGTAACTGAGCGTCGTAACGCTCTTGGCATATATTCAACGCTGCGTTCATGGTTGCCTCCGGAGTGGCGCTTTGTTCACCTGTATTCGTCAACACTCATGCCTCCCGCTGGTTGCCGATGGGCGCGGGTGTGAGTTTTTTGGGTATTGGACTTGTAGGAGAAATGCTGGTGAGCCGCGCCTGTTGGCCGCGGCTCTGTTACTCAGGGGTGTGATCGAGCCGTTATCGACACATTCAGCCGAGGGGAATCAGCCAGTCAGCTCATTGTTGATAGCTAACCTTGCCTTGTAGCGCTTCTGGAATGAACTGCTTGTTGAACGACCAACTGATCACCTGGCCACTGGCAGTCAGCGCGATAAAGCTGTCAAACGAGCTATAGACGGCTTGTACATCAACCAGCAGATGCCGAACTGTTTGCCAGCTACTCACCATGGCAGGATGACCAAACACCGTTACCGTGCCGTCTTTTTTTAGCGCTGCAATGCTGTCATGAGAGCCAGTGATAGCCACCACATCGGTCAAGTCACTGGGTACCTTGCTGTTGTTGGTTACACCCCAGGTCACTACAGTGCCGTTACGGCGCAGGGCAGCAAAGCCAGGCCCACCCAGTGCCTGAACATCAAGGATGTCTCTCAGTCGTGCAATTTCATAGGGGACAACGGTCCAGGGTCGGTCTTGCGGTAACGTGTTTTTTCCGTAATCCCCCCAGCCGACCACCTGACCATTAGCGCGTAATGCGGCTGCACCTGTTGAGGCGGTAGCGACATGGATAATATCGGTCAGCTTGGAAATCGCAGGAGGAAGGTCACCTACACCAAAGCTGTTTGTACCATCCCCCCACGCAACTAGTTGCCCATTACGACGTTGTGCAATATAGCTGTGTGTCGCGGACCATAGTTTGACGATATCGGTTAATGCAGCAATGTCCTGTGGAACTTCGCTGCCATAATTAATGATAGATTTCGGACGCCCCCAAGCCATCACTTGTCCTCCAGAGCGGAGTACTGCAACTGAAAAGCCATTGTGCTGGATTGCTATAATGTCATTTAGCTCGGCTATCTCGGTAGGCGGAGGGCCTACATTAGTTTTCTCATTGTGCTGCCAGTAGATCAAACTACCATTGCCTCTTAGGATAATCGATTCGCAGTAGCCAGAAGTGACGTCTATAACATCATTAAGTGCTGCTATATTTTCAGGAAGTTCGACTTCGCTGAGAATTTGCCCCTGCTTGTTAATGAGTGCGGGACAACTGGAAAAGTTTCCGACCGTATGGATATCGTGATTGCGTTCGGGTTGGCTGTACGATACTTCTTGGTCATTAGAGTCGAAGTCGCATGCACTACCATCATTCATGACGGCAGTGAAGCTATTTGGGCGGCCGGTTGAAATGTTACTGCCTCGTAAACGGACAGCAGGCTTTAGTGTCAGCAAAGATTTGAAAGGTTTAGTATCGCGAAACGAGCTTGAGTGAACGCCAGTGCTGTCACCTTCATAAATCCAAAAGACCGTTACAGGAGTTTTTGTTGTGGAGTCCAATGCCACTAAATTTCTCTCAGCTGAGAGCGAGATGTAACCATTTTTAAAGTTTGGTTGGCTGCGTGCCCCCATTATTTTTATATCCTGGTCTGGATAGATGTTGATATTTTCCATGATGTAAATCTCCATATTTTATAGATTGGTTACTATTCTGTCGTAATCAGTTTTTTGTTGTGAGGTTTAAAAGTAGGGTTGAATCAGGATCTGATCCCTGCATTGACGGAGTGCTGTCATGTGCAATGTGTCAGTCTGAGCATTCATCTGTTTTGTTGCTGTGATGCGGGGGGCCGCTTTCGCGGTGTGTTCTCGTCCGTATCGGAAGTCACTGAAAGACCAAGGAAGCCCATCTGCCCTTATCAACATCGTTGCGCGGGATTGGGCATCCTGTTCACTGATGCTCAGTGACTTCCGATGCGTCCTGGTGCTGGGGAGGCCCAGGTGCTCGGGCAGTTAACGACAGGCTGTCGTGAAGAGTGCAGAGTCGGCGCGCAATTGAATTGCTATGCGACCCGATCAGCAGCTGCGATTGCTCGCTGCAACCCCAGCACTAACTCGGTTGGCAGGTTGAGCGTGGGCCCTGAACTCTCCAGGCATCCATCCGGCAGCGCTTTCATCAGCTCTTGCGCTGCAGTGCGTACCGCTTCGAGCCGTTGACGAGGTGTTGTAGGTCCGCGCATTGATCCGGCAGTCACTTTTGACTTGCCTGTGGCCTTCGCCTTTTGCAGCTCGCCGCCGAGTACCTTGCCCGCATCCTCGCCGTGCTGACGCACAACCTGAACTGCCGTAGTCGCCGAGACCTGGCCTGACGCAACCAGCTGCTGAACATCTGTATTGGCGTTGCCTAAGGTCATCACCTGTTCAACGTGTTGTCGGGTCTTACCGATCTTCTTGGCAATCTGGTCTGACGCCCATCCAAATGCGGTGAGTCGCTTGTAGCCGTCGGCCAGCTCCAGAGGAGAGAGCTTCTTTCCCTCTTGGCTGGTGATGACGCGGGCCACACGTTCTGCATCGTTGCCCTCGAAAGGGACAATGGGAATCCATGCTTCCAGGCGCTCAGGATCGTCCTTGCTCGGTACTCTCGGTAACCGGCCGGCCTGATCTAGTTTGAGGTAGGCGCGACGGCGACGGTGGCCGTCGACAACCCACATACCGCCATCAGCGCGAGGCCGAACTTCCAGTGCAGGAATCTGGCCGCCGGCGAAGATGAAATCCGCCAGGGCATCGATGCTCTCTTCCAGCTCGTCGCCTTCAGCGCGAAGGTTGAAGCCAGGTTCCTCATGGAGATCTTCCAGGCGCGCCTTCATCGCATCGGCGCGCTTCAGATCGCCGTCCTTGATCATTTGTTTGAATGACTTGGCCATGCAATTAATTTCCGAGTGGTTGTCATCCCAAGCAGCCCTCGCGAGAAGGCTGCTCAGTGATGCTTTCCGCCGTGACTCGACTTATCGGATCGTCTCGACACCCATCTTCAAATCCCGGTCTACCAAGTCGGCAATCTTGAACGTATCGTCTATCGAGTAGTGCGGGCTGCAATCTGAGCAATGCCCGGCCACTTCAATCTCAGCTATCAGCTGCATCAGTGACTGGTCACGCAAGCATGCTGGGCACTGGACCGCCTCGTCGGCTTTCGCCTTGACCAGTCCGATGCAGCACTTCGCCGCGTCTTCCTTTTCGCTATGGAAATCGGCGCATACATCGCATGACCAGCCCTCATCGACTGCTGGCTGACAGCAGCTTTCCGCCTCGTGATAGAACTCGTGGACCTCGTAACACGATCCACATTGGTAAGCTTTTGTGGGCATATCCTCGCCCTCCGGGCGGTTGATTTCCCTGATACCCCTCGCGAGAAGGGTATCGAGGAAATCTGTCTCGCTACGCATATCTGGATCATTCGCCAGTTCGGTATCCCTCGATCCGCCGCAGGTTCTCCCTGCGTTTCCTTCCAGCACCCAAGTCACTCCCTAGGCGGTAGGTCAGATCAGATCGCCGGTCCCCAGTAGAGGCGTAGCGGATTAATAGTTAGTTTTTGACAGAGCCTTTGCGTCAGCCCTCCCTGTCCTTGCCGGACAGGCGGCCCCGCTGTTATTTCCGCAGCGGGATCGTGTTCTGAATTTTTAAAGAGCGGCGGGCTGTGAGGCCCTGGCGAGTCCCTGTTGGGTGACTCGATGGATGTAAATTTATCCCTGCGATAAATTCATGTCAATATCAATTTGATAAATTTATCTCGATATTTGTTTATCTGCCGTTTATCAAGGCTTTCACCAGGCGAAAAAAAGCCCGCACTTGGCGGGCTGTCGGATCGCCATCAGTCCTATACAATCGGCGCCGGCTGAACCTCGGCCAGGCCAATGAAGGCGCGATGGAGTGATGGCATGAAGATGGGGAAGGTGGCGGGAGTCACAACGCTTGCTGCAATACTGGCAATGAACGGGTGCGCCAGCATTGTGAGCAGCAGTAAGCCAAAGGTGAATATCTATGCCTTGCCGCAGGTGACGACCTATACGATCAAGGATTCGGCGGGTAAAGTTTTGCTTACCGGGCAAACGCCTGGGGCGGCGCTACTGGAGACTAGTCGTGGCTACTTCAAGCGCCAGAGCTATTCAATCACGTTCAGTGCTGACGGCTACAGCGACAGCACGCAAGTGCTTAGGCCGACGATCAGCGGATGGTTGAATCGCCCCGGGCTTCGTAGACACCTCCATGCCTTAAAATGAGGCCAATCAGGAGGTGCCATGAGCAACCCGCGTTATCCCGAAGAGTTCAAAATCCAAGCAGTCAATCAAGTGACCGAAAAGA